AGTACCACCACAATATGGGCACTTCTTGTCTGCTCCCATACACTCGCACTTATCTTGTACGAACTTAACTATCCTTGATTTGGTCTTCTTTCCACCAATCGCACCCTTGATGTATGTACCACGAAGCAAAGCGAGAATTCTTGTCCGTCCATGCACTAAGACCCTATTAATTTCATCCCCCCTGCGCTTATTTTCTTCCTCGTCCCAACATTGATAGTTACCGTTCTTCATAGAGCCAAACACATCTGCGGATAGGTTGAGTTCATTCGCAATCTCACTATCCGTGTATCCATTCATTGCAAGACCTTCTATGCGCTTGTAGAAATCTTCACTATCGTAGTCGTGTTTTGGTTTTGCCATATCTTTTAACGATTATAATTTGCTTTTATCGAATATTCTCTTTACCTTTGCAATATAGATTGATGGTCGCATCGGTAGCGAAGCACCCGAAAGGCTGCATATTGCAAGGTTCAACTCCTTCGCCAATCTACTTAGGGGCTTAATTGCCCCTATTTTATTTTTGTATATTGTGGTGCGTTCATTTTGTTTTTATCTACTACTCCAATAGAAACGACTTGATTGTAATATCGTTTACCTATCTTCTGATTAGGTTCTATTACAACTTTCAATACTTTGCCTTTAGAATATTTCACGCTTGATACATAGATTAGGCGGCTTCTGTTTCTATCTATATAGACATTTTTCGGTTTCTTTACCGCTGATTCAACCATTCTAAATCTATGTATGTTAACCGTTGCCCCTTTCTGTTTCTTGGGGTGATTGCGATATTTCAATATGGTTTTATCGGTGATAGCAGCAAGTTCGGACTTTACTACAATACCTTTCCGAGACAAGTCCCTTAGATATGCTTTGTTTGTCCTACCGAAGACATACACGGATTTCCTTGCTCTTCCATTTGCAAGGACTTTATCCGCAAACCCTTGTAGGTCTCTTGTGTATCTTCGTTTGTCGCCATGTAAGCCATATATCAATATCCCTTCACCCATTATTCAGTTAAAAGTGTTTCTATCTTTTCTGAAAACACTTCACCTTTGAGAAATTTCTCATCAAGGTTAAATCCGAACTTCTCGCAGAACTCCGCTTTTGCGTCCCAGTTGTCAAACGACAGCATGAGGTAGGCGTCCATGTTTGCAGCTGCCTTTGTAGCGGCTTCTTTCACTTCCTGCTTTACTTGCTTCATGTGAGCAACCTTTTCTGCTCTCTCGGCTTGACGTTGTGCTACTTCCGCTTGTCTTTCTTCTCTGACGGGTTCCATGAGTGTGTCGAGTTCATCAGCGATAGTGTTTTCTTCTTCTGTCTGAAAATGAAAGTCCACACCGATGATGTCGAGGTCTTGCTCGGTTAGTCCTGCATCCTTATAGTCAATATCGGGAATAAGCTCACGGAGTGTGTCGTAATCCCACTCTCCTTGTGCTGATGGGTTGTTGAGCAAGATAAGCAGCTCTTTCTCTTCTTTCTGTTCAACGTCTATCAAGTCCACTCGGATAGGGTAGTCATTATCCTTTGTGCCAGGGTTGTACTTTTGAAGTTCGTCCATTACCGAAAGCCGCTGATGTCCGCTCACAAGTGTATATCCTGTTCGTTTGTTCACCACGATGCCTCCGACCATTCCGAACTTCTTTATACCACGTTTGAGAGCCTTGCGGTTCTCTTCGGGAATTGTACGAGGGTTCTGCTCGTGAAGTTTTATTTGAGAGCGTAGGAGTTCCACGCTCTCTGATGTGAAGTATTTGTTATCCATCTGACTTTTCTCTTTTACTTGTTATCCTGTTATATTGCCTTTGGCAGAAATTTGTTTACTAACTTGCGTGTGTATAAATGAAGAACGTTTGTTTGCCCTATTATACTCACGAGTACCTGCTCCAAATCTCCTATGTGCCCAATCATTATATGCCGATGCCCTTGCGTTCATTGCACTTAATTCTGATATAGACCTGTTTCTTGCCATAATTATTCTTTGTTACCCTGTTTATAATTCTGTTCAAATAAAATTCTCTCGCTCATTGGAAACACTGCATATATCTTCTCTAAGTCCTGCGGATAGTGCTCGTTAAGCCATGTAAAGCAATCTATGTTAAATCCTAATCCGTTACTTGCCTTGTTGCCGTATAAAACTGGTTGTGGCAAACGCTTCATACGCATATAAGCTTTAACGTCTTTCTGCGTCCATGATGCAAGCGGATAGACTAAACCACCATTCTCATACTCATTAGTCTCATAGCCTTTAAGCATAAGGTTTCTATTCATTCCGTCCGCTTTCTTCATGCCTAAGAACGTATAGTAAATACCCGTCTTTATCCTCACTGCCTTAATCACGTCAGCGAGTTTCAGCAGCTTAACTTTAGGATTAGGTACACAATACAGACCGCCACGAAGAATATACGTTAAATTCCAATGAGGAACTTGCATGAACTCTACCTTTGGATATTTCTTCTTTACCCACCTTATCCAGCCGTTGATGTGGTCTAAATCCTTGACAAAGTACATAAATACACATACAACTCTTTCAAAGCGTGGATAAACTAAATCCAAAGTAACGAGCGAATCCTTGCCAAGTGAACACATAACAATGCAAGATGACTGCTTTTCAGCCACCCTGCATATTACATTATGTGCCTCTTGTAACTTGTTCATTATCCTACGCTCATTCCAAAGCCCTTACGGAGCTGCCTATATACTGTCTTATGACTGCCCAATTTATTACCAGCTACCAACTGATGACGTCCACTATTGCCCAGATAAGAACCTGTTGCACCTGCGATACGACCTTTCAGTGTTTGTGCATTTCTTCTTGCCATAATCTTTCATTTTGATTATTAGACTTTCTTCGACTTGTCCCTTATGTTGTGTGAAAGTACCTTACCCAAGTCAAACACTACTTGCTCAGCGACCCATACAAGCGAGTTGCCGTCTTTGTCCCTGCCATGCTCGTAAGTTATAGGCTCTTTATTCTCATCTACGAATATCTCGCAATGAGCACCAACGACCTCGACAAGTGCGTTATCTCGGTCTTTATTGTAACCAACATAGAATTGAATAGCATCATACTTGATAGGCTGCGCATTGCCGTCTGCATCTTCGATTTCAAACCCTTCTTCATCAAGCTGCAATAGCTTCTTGATAGTTGTTGGGCGAACCTCACGAAATTCTTGCACCTTGCGGCCTGCAAGGATAGCATCCAGATAACGCTGTTTGATGATAAGATTTAATACTTTCATACGACTTTTCTCTTTTTTAATATATTACAAAGATACGATTTAACATTATTATATTTAGAAAAATCCGCCCTGTATAACCTACAATGGGCGGATTGTTATTTATATTCATGCAGTTTTCTCTGTTTCTAATGCGTGTGCTACTATGTCATTCACCCACGCTGCTGTTTCTTTTAATTTGTCCATGTTATATTTATTTGTTACCTTTGTAGCGATTATAGAGGTATGTTGTTACCTCGTAGTTTAATAGTTTATAAAGTGGGCGGTACGCGAGTATAGCTCACCTTTTATTTATGCTATTCTGATAAGGTTCACTATCTTAAAGCAGCGAAAAGCAGCTTTTTCTTGGTCATAGTACACTTGTACGCTGTCATTCTTCTTGCGATTGTCGCCTGATGTAGCAGGTATCAAGTCTTCTCTAAGCGTACCCCACGCAGTGCGAATAGTGCCGTCTAACTTCTCAAAGTAGAACTTAACTACACCCTTCTTCATTGCCTTGCGTAACTTGAAGAGTGCCCAAACTTTCTTCATTGCTTCTGATAGACTGATGCCGTAGGTCTTAACCAACTGCCAACTCTTCTTCATTAACTCGCTTAACTCATTCTTAAATGCTGTTGCCATAATCTTTATAGTTTAATAGTTTAATATTTTTGTTAGTTATTTTTTACATTACTTCGTATTTCGGCTGAAGTCCATTGATAACTCTTTTCGCATCAGAAACGCTTGCGTACATATTTTCTTTATTATCGTCTATAATAGCAAACTCTTGACAGAAGAAGTCTTCGATGGACGAGATGACATGACCTTTATAACTTATTTTTTTGATTGTTTTAAATTCAGACTTTTTCATTGCTCTTAATTTTTTAAGTTGTTATTTGTTTTATTTTGATAATGCAAAGATAATGATTATAATCATACAAAACAAATGTTTTGCGTAAAAAGTGTATGATTTTAATAAACGTTAGCAAATAAGGGGTACTTATGTTTATAATATTACACAAATTAACAAAATGTTGATTTTAGTCAAACAAAATACCTAAATATTTGCATTATTCATTTCTTCTTTATACTTTTGCAGTGTAGTTTATAATCAACATGTAATATGGATATAAAAAAGGTAATAAAAGAGCGCGGCTACACAATAGAAGATGTAGCAAAGAAAATGGGAATTTCAAGGGTTACACTTAGCCAAAATATGAGCCGTAACCCAACAGTTGGCACATTGGAGCGCATTGCAAATGCTATTAATTGTAATATAAGTGAGTTCTTTGCAGACGAAAAGGACGCATCAAATACTATCATTTGTCCCCATTGTGGGAAAACGATTAAGTTTGAGAAAGGAGAATAAGGTATGGGCAAAAAGAAAACTTATAAACGTATTTGATGTAGCAAGCATAATAATTATGAAACTCCCAAGCGACACTTTATATTTGCCTATTAAACAGGTATATTTCGACCAAATAATAGATGGTACGAAAAAAGAAGAGTTCAGAGAAATTAAAATGGGTATTACGGCTAATAAATACCTACTGCGAGTAATGGACGATAATGGTAATCCCGTTAAAGATACTAACGATACAGAGGGGTATGTAAGAGATTTAGAGCATACAGACCCGAATGTATCGAAGTATTGGATAGATGACTATAATAATGGTCACTTCCCATTCAAACCATATCCGTATAAGAAATTATATCTTGCTGTAGGATACGCGAAAGAACGTGATACGGCTCTCGTTGAGATTGATGGGTGTCGATTTATTCCAGAAAGGATAAGAGTAAATAAATACGCATTCTGGGTGATTGCCTACCATATAGGCAAAGTCTTAGAAGTCCATAGAAAATAAAATCTTGCTCATAAGTTCGTCCACATTTTGACGAAAGTCCGAATAAGTGGTGTAAAGTACCATTAACTCTGTGCATGTCGCTGAAATAACGCTTGCGCAGGTTACTTTGGTAGCTTTGGTGATGGCACGTCTAAGCCCTTGCGGCATCTTGCCACCAAAGAATTTATTAGGGGAGTAAAGGTAGATGACAACGAAGATAAACTCTTTGCGGTCGTTTACCTTTATTTCGTTTCCCTTTAATTCCTCAAACACTTTGTAAATCTTCGGAATGAGATTTAAGTCTTTCAATTTAGGAGAAGTAGCAATCTCATTATCTACTATGGCTTGACGAAGTGCCGTACGTGCCTTTTCTATTCTCTTGATTGTTTCGATTATCTGCTCCATTTATAGAGTTTTCAACAAAAATATAGCAAATAATCTTAAATAATCAAATTTGTTTAGATAAATTTTTACATAGTAAGTAAATAAACACAACAAAATTTACTTATTTCAGTGTGTTGCTCAGTGTGTTGCTCAGTGTG